AGAAACATCAAAGTTAGAGAACGAAGTGGCCCCTTCTTTGTTTTCATCCAAATATAAAAAGAATACTAAAAATCTCCTTGCAGAATTATAATCGCCTACATCAACGTGTTCTTTAAACTCATCAATATCATTAGGCATATAACGTTTCATACGTATTGCTTCAAAGCCATATTGACTCGGCCATTGTGTAGGTGTTATTCCTACTTCTTTTGCATATGTGCCAATTTTTGATTTAAAGGTAGTATAAAGACCATCAACTATGGGTTTCCAATCTTTATGTTTATTGAGTTGTATTTCTTTAAATGAACGGTGACCTTTTAAGATTGTGTCTTCTTGTTGGTCAGTATTGACTTCAAACTTTTCAATTATCTGTTTACAAATTTGAGGGTCTAATACATCATCATATACTTTTATAAAATTTTCCATTATATTATATCAAAAGTTCCTAATATCATACAGACTATTACATAACACATATAGCCTAGTAAACAATAACCTAATATTCTTTCAGGCCAACTAAACATATTTTTCTTCATATACTATCATTATATAGGCTCAATGTCAATGCCTAAATATGTGTATGACAAACTTTATACACTATTACGAATATGCTTTAGGCATAGATATTGATAAGTTAGGCAAAGCTTACTTTGATATACGCAAACACTTATCGTATAACACGGATGATAAAAGCAAGATTGATTTCAATGCTATTTGTGTTAACAGAAAACCAGGTGATGAAGATTCTATAACAGGTGGAAATATAAGAGGTCTATATTGGACTAAACCTGATACAGATAATTTTGAACAGAAACGACTAGAGCCGGTAGACGAAGCCGCTTATACTGAAATTTGTCCTGAATTTAAGGATACTTACTTTGAAGAAGTATATAATATACTAAAGAGTAATTTCGGTAAAATCGGTAGAGTTAGACTATTAATGAAACCACCAAGAAGTTGTTTATCTTGGCATAGGGATCCAGAGCCACGTATTCACGTACCTATAATTACAAATGAAGGATGTAAAATGGTTATTGAAGACGAATCTTTTCATATGCCGGCAAATGGTAGTGCTTATATTACCGATAATACAAAATATCATAACTTCTTTAATGGTAGTGAAATAGATAGAGTTCATTTAGTTGCAACTTTATTAAGACCATTTTACACGTAGGTAACATATGATTAAATTATCAGACAACGCATATAAAAGATTAAACGAATTAAGAAACAAACATAATAAAAAGTTTGTACGTCTTGATGTCAAAGGCGGCGGTTGTGCTGGGTTTAATTACGAATGGTCTTTTGCAGATGAAGAACAAAGAAATGACGCTATAGTAGATGATGTACTACTAGTTAGTAGAGACTACGAATTATATCTTATGGGTTTAGAATTAGATTATAACTATGATGATTTTGAATCTATGTTTAAATTTAATAATCCAAAAGCTACAAGTTCGTGTGGTTGTGGTACATCATTTAGCGTATAAATAATTATAATCGTTTATCCTGAAACGGACGGAAGTAAACCACCTACGGTTGAAGAAACGCTCTTTAATTAAAGGAGTATGTATGGACTTGTTAAAAGACCTACGAGCTTTAAGAAAAGAGAAAAGTAAAGAAATCTCTACTAAAGCTCAATTAAGAAAACGAAGTAAAGATAGTATTGCTAGACCAAAGGCGAAGAAAAATCTTTTTTCTACTGACCCACGTATGCAAGGTATATAAGGTTGGCCTGCTCGGTAGGACTCGAACCTACGACCCACAGCTTAGAAGGCTGTTGCTCTAATCCAGCTGAGCTACGAGCAGTTTGTGTATTATGCAGGTGTTTTAATTGATTGTCAAGTCTTATCTGTAATAAACTGAAAAAGTATCAGCGTAATTCATATGACAAAAAGATTGAGGTCTTGAATAGTTTGGTTTAGAAATACCTCTATATCTATATCTGACACGTTTTGCTCTTCTTGAAGCAGATACTTCTTTAAAATATTTTAAATACTTTATTGGAATATTTGCAGCTATGCAAGTGCCGTTATACGTATGAGGGTTTACCAAATACTTTATTAAGAGAGGGTTAACTACCCTCTCAAAAACTCTTCTTCGTCTATCTCTAGGTGTTTTAATCATAGTGTTTCCTTATTCTTCTACAACTTTCATTAAATCATAAGGTACTCTCCATTTAGCACCATTACAATCAACAACAGCTTTCTTTGGTCCAAGTTTAACAACAACACCTAAATGTTTTTTACCATTAGGTCTGCCAAAGGTAACTTTAGTACCAAGTTTGTATTGTTCTTGTTGAACACTTTTTAAAGCTTGTTCAACTATAAAAAGATGGCCAGAATGACTAGGTTCTTTTATCCAATCTAGTATTTTAGGCAAATCATTAAATTTAAGTTTTGACATAGTGTAGTTCTCCTTTTGTTATTTTAAGTATAATGGACCAGTCCATTGTATTGGGTAATTACCAGCAAGAACATTACCTCTTGCAGAGTTTAAAGCAGGTGCATTATAACCAGCGGCTTTCAATACATCACCTTTTTTAAAATGTTTAAAGTCTTCTTTTACAATAAAACAAAAAACACCAGTATCTTGTACAATCTTAATGTACTTTTTACCGTTTTTAACTTTTGTTTTATTATCCCAATTATCAACTTGTTCTTTAGAATAACCTGTTAGCTCTTTGCCACCAAGTGTTGACCATTGTACATAGTCTGATTTAGCACCAGCCATTAAGTTTTTAATTCCTTCGTCTAGTGTCTTTGCAGTTTTTTCAACTTTTATCATAGTGTATTGTCCTTTTTAGTTATTGTTTAATTGCTACTAAACCACCAGAAACAAATGTAATCAAACCTGTTAAGGCAAGAAATATCATAGTTCCTAATGAATTTGAATTTTCTATACATTTACCATCACAATCGCCAGCAGCGCCAGCCATCATAATAAGACCTAATGTAATTAATATTGCAGAAATAGTTGTTTTCATAGTGTTTACTCTCTCTTTCTTTATTGATTATTATTAGACTCGATTTTATCTAAAACTTTCTCTAAAACGTCATCTAAATTTTTGTTAGGATAAACTTCTTTTGTTAAAGAGTTAATCTCAGCAAGTTTAGAATCAACTTTATTGATTAAATTAGCGTGTTTTTTAATATCTTCATTTAACATTGTATTCATAGTGTTTGTGTCCTTTCTCATTTTATATAACCATCCTACCACAGATAAATATGAAAAGCAAGCGCTAATTTAAAAAAAATGCATAAAAAAACCCTTATAAATCAACACTTTTTAATTTTTTTTGTTCTACTTTCGTTCTTTTTTACGATTTCCTGCTCAAAAAGCGTTGAAAATTGCGAATATTCGCCGGATTTTGATTTAAAAAGCGAATCACTTAGCGAATCACTTGACGGAATAGTTCAAATTGAAAAAATACAAGCAAAAGCACGTTGCAATTTCTAATATAAATATAAACAAAACTAAAAAATTAACAAAAAGCGAAAAAATTATGAAAAAAATGAGAAAATTCTTTTTTTGGAATGAAAAAGGCCAAGAAAAAGAGACGGAACAAATGTCTTTAACAAAAGCAGTTAAATCTGTACAAGGAGATTTCAAAGACCAATTTATCGGCGTAGAATATACGTCAAAAAAAGGTAAAGAAATGTCAACAACGATAGAATTACCTTGGGGCAGAAAAGTTAGACAAGCAATAGCAACAGAAAAGAAAAGAGCCGCATTAAAGGCAAAACAACAAAGGTAATTTATGGCCAAATTGAGTAAGTCTTACGTACCACACGAAAGAATGCCAAAAAAGACATCACAAGGAAAAAGAAAAGGTGTTAAATTAAGTTCAATGAACAAATCAAGAAAACGAAGTTTAAAATATTATAACTCACAAGGAAAGTAATAATGCCAGCAGTTAGTAGAAAAGGCGATAGTTTATCAACAGGACACGCTTGTGTAGGAACAACAACATTAAATACACCAGCTCAAGATAGAGTATTTGCAAATGGTATACTAATTGCAAGAATTGGTGACCCAACGGTATCACATCCTAACCCACCCTTACCACCTTGTCCTAATCACGTAGCAAATGTTAATGCTGGTTCGCCAAACGTGTATGTTTCAGGTATTAAAGTTGGTAGAATTGGTGATAGTGCAGACGCAGGTGCTATGACTAGTGGTTCACCAAATGTTTTTGCAAACGGCTAATAAAAGTATATAAATATTACCGTTATGGCAAGATATGATTCAGCAATAGTAAGCAACTCAAATAGAAATTCAAGAAAGTTTAGCGATATTGACCTAGACTTTACTAGAAATCAAGTTACCTCTGATGTTGTATCTGTTGAAGATGTTGTTGCTGTAAAAAGGTCTGTAAAAAACTTACTTCAAACAGGTTTTTACGAGAGACCATTTCAACCAGAATTGGGTTGTGGAATTAGAGAATTGTTGTTTGAAAACTTTACACCAATGACTAAAGTTTTTTTGCAAAAGAAAATAGAAGAAGTTTTAAATAACTACGAGCCTAGAATTAATTTAAATAGTGTTCGTGTAGATGATGACCAAGATAATAATAGATTAGTTGTTGATATTTACTTTTATGTTATAGGTGTTCCAGGTCCTCAACAAGTACAAACGTTTTTACAAAGGCTAAGATAAAATGGCGACTAATAAATTATCAGTATCAGAATTAGACTTTATTAATATTAAAAGTAATTTAAAAACTTTTTTACAAAGTCAAACAGCATTTCAAGATTATGATTTTGAAGGTTCTGGTCTATCAGTTCTTATAGATGTTTTATCTTACAACACTCACTATATGGCCTACTTGGCCAATATGTCAACAAACGAATTATACCTTGATAGTGCCGATATTAGAAACAATATTGTATCACTAGCAAAAATGTTAGGATATACTCCTAACTCGCCAAGAGCACCAAGAGCTTCAGTTAACGTTGTAGTAAATGACGGTTCAGGTACTTCTATCACAATGGCAAAAGGTACTACTTACACATCAAGCGTAAACGGTACTTCTTATCAATATATTACAAATGAAGATATTACAGCTACACCTGCTGACGGTGTTTTTACTTTTTCAAATGTATCTTTATTTGAAGGTACTTTAGTAAGATTTAAATATACGGTTGATTCAACAGACGTTGACCAAAAATTTACAATACCAAGTGCAAACGCAGATACATCAACTTTAAAAATATCTGTACAAAATTCTGCTGATGATACAACACTTACAAATTATACTTTAGCAGGTGGTTATACAGGTGTTGAATCTACTACAAAAGTTTATTTTATACAAGAGGGTAGAGACGGCAAATATGAAATTTATTTTGGTGATGGTGTTACCGGTAATAAATTAGCAGATGGTAATATTGTAATACTAGATTACATTGTAACCAACAAAGGTGATTCAAACGGTGCAAAAACTTTTGAATTACAAGGAAGTGTTGGTGGTTTTACAGATGTTTCTATAACAACTAATTCAAGTTCTCAAGGTGGTTCTGAATCAGAAGCAAATGATTCAATTAAATTTAATGCGCCTTTAAACTTTGCAGCTCAAGATAGAGCGGTAACAACAACAGATTATGAAACACTTGTAAAACAAATTTATCCAAATGCATTATCAGTTAGTTCTTGGGGTGGTGAAGATGATGAAACGCCAAGATATGGTATTGTGAAGATTGCAATTAAGGCAGCTTCAGGTTCTACTTTAACTGACCAAACAAAATTAGATATTGTAAATGGTTTAAAACCATATAACGTTGCTTCAGTAAAACCAGAAATTGTGGATCCTGAAACAACTTCAGTTTTAATAACATCAAACGTAAAGTTTGACGCAAAGTCAACCACTAAATCAGCAACAACTTTAAAATCAGATATTATATCTACAATTACAAATTACAATACAGGCACATTACAAAAATTTGATAGTGTGTTTAGATTTTCTAAATTAACAGGATTAATTGATAATACAGACGCAAGTATTTTATCTAACATAACAACCATAAAAATTAGAAAAAGTTTCACACCAACTTTAGGTGGCTCAGCTGCATATAACATTTACTTTAGAAACTCATTATATAATCCTCACACAGGCCATAATATGTCAGGTGGTGGTATTTTAAGTTCAACAGGTTTCAAGGTAACAGGAAGTAATTTTGAAATGTTTTTAGATGAAGATGGTAATGGTAATGTTAGAAGATATTATCTAGTTAGTGGTGTTAAAACTTATGCAAACAACACGCAAGGAACAATTGATTACACAACAGGTCAAGTCACATTAAATTCTTTAAATGTTGCTTCAATATCAAATATTAGAGGTCAAGCTTCTACAATAATTGAAATTACGGTACAACCAAATTCAAATGATGTTATTCCTGTAAGAGACCAAATTGTAGAGATTGATGTTGCAAACTCATTAATTACCGTAGAAGAGGATAGTTTTGTTGGTGGTTCTGCCGAGGCAGGTGTAGGTTATACATCATCATCAAGTTATTAATGACTAATGGCAAAGTTTAATGAAAAAATATCAACAATACTCAACGCACAATTACCAGAGTTTATAGTTGCAGACCATCCGAAGTTTGCAGACTTCTTAAAATCTTATTATCAATTATTAGAATCAGCAGAATTAAAAGTTAAAGATGTTGAAACTACCGTTGGTGTTTTAATTGAAACAGAAACAGGCCAAGAAAACAATTTAGTATATGACGCTACTAGAATAGGTAGTGCAATAACTAATATTGATGAAGGCGATAAAATATTATTAGAAGAAACAACTCACGGTAAATTTACCGTAGGTGAAACCGTAAAAGGTTTAACTTCAGGTGCAGAGGCAAAAGTATTATCTGAAGATTTAGGTCAAAGTAGATTATTCATATCTTCTAACGATAAGTTTCTTACAGATGAAATTGTTGAAGGACAAACATCAAAAGCTTCTGCTACTATTACAGATTACAGACCTAATCCAGTAAATAATATTTCTGACCTTGTAAACTTTAGAGACCCCGATAGAGCAATTGAATCTTTCTTAAATAATTTTAGAAATGAATTCTTAGCAACTTTACCAGAAGTATTAGATAGTGAAGTTAATAAAAGAAATTTAATTAAGAACGTTAAAAATATGTACCGTGCTAAAGGTACGGCTGCAGGTCACGAATTATTTTTTAGATTATTATTTAATGAAAAATCAGAAACAATTTATCCTAGAGAACAACTATTAAAAACTTCAGATGGTCAATATGACTCTTTAAAGATTTTAAGAATTATTGAAAAAGTTGGAAACACCGAAGGATTAATTAGTAGAACAATTACAGGTAAAGATTCAAAAGCAACTGCTGTTATTGAAAACTTATCACGTTTTCAAATTGGTGATGAAACGGTTACAGAGTTAATTCTAAACCAAGATAGTGTTGTTGGTACTTTTCAAGTAGGTGAAGAAGTTTCTGGTACTGCTTCTGAAACAGATGACTATTTTATTAAGGCAGATATTACAGGTATTCCTGGAACAAAAACAATTACAAATGCTGGCGCTTTATATGATTTAAATGATAACGTGACGGTAACTGCCGGTGGTGTTGGTGCATTATTTCAAATTTCAGATGTTGGTTCAGGTTCAGTAGAAGAATTAATTATTGATAACGTAGGTTCAGGTTATGCAATTGGTGATAAAATTAATTTTGATAATACAGGAACATTCGGTGCAAATGCGGCCGGTTTCGTTAGTGTTGTTCAAGGTAGTATAGTTGACCAAAATGGTACAATTGCTCCACCTGACGGTACTGAAGCTAAAATAATTTTAGAAGATGAAACTTGTTCTGGTGACGCATATCAAGGTAATGATATAGTTCAAGAAAGTACGACAACATCTCCTAATGTTATAGGTTTTCTTAATTCAGCTGATACTACAATCGGCGAAATAACAAAAGTATTTTTATCAGATAGTGGTAACGGATACAAAACAACTCCTGTTTTATCAATAACAAGTTCAGGTGGTACTAATGGTGTTATTAGAGCTTATGGTAATGGTATAGGAAAAATTAATGCATTAAGAACGGTTGAGTTTGGTAAAAGTTATGAAACACCACCAGCACCAACTTTAAGTTTCATCAATAATGTATTATTAAAATCTATTACAGGTTCTTTTTCAGACGGATTATCGGTATCGTTTTCTGGTGGTGCTACAGGAATAATTGTTAAATTAGATAGTGCTAGAAATATTTTAAAATTAAAAAATGTATCAGGTGCAATTACTGAAAACGAAACGTTAACAACTTCATCAGGAGGTACAGCTACCGTTGCAAAAATTAATTTAGCAGCTGCAACCATTGATGTTGTTCCTATTATTGATACAGATGGTGCTTTTATTAATGAAGACGGTAAACTTTCAGAAAGTACAATGAAAGTACAAGATAGTTTATACTATCAAGATTTTTCATATGTAATTAAAGTTGGTCAATCTATTAATGCTTGGCGAGATAGTTTTAAAAAGACTATGCACACAGCAGGTTTTTATTTTACAGGTCAAGTTAATATTGCAACTAGACTAAATGCTAAAATGAGAGCGCCAGTTGATGGTGCAGTTTCAGGTGTTAGTGAGACACCATTCTTACAAGTTCTTAATACTTTATTCTCTACAATATTTGGTAGAAGATTAGGAACAATTAGTGATGGTACTTCATTGAGACCAAATGCTCGTTTAGCCGGTGCAGTTGATTCAGACGCAAGAACAAGTGAACACTTTACAGCTAATACTAGAGATTTAACTTTAAGGTCAGATACAAACCTAGATTATTTAAGTAGAGTTAGAAGAGATATTCCTGATAACACAAAAACTTATAACGTTAGACAAGGTCACGCATACGCAGGACCAAGATATGCATTTTTAAATAAAAATATTCAAACAATATTCAAAGGTCCTGGATTTACGGTTGAAGCCTTTAATGATATTAAGATTATTGGTACTAGAACAGGACTAGATGGTCAACCAGCAACTTTTATTGCAACATCACATCCTGATGGTCAGAATTTAAAGACTAATTTTTCAATACCTAGTGAGTTTGCGTCAAATAAAAATGACTTTTCAAACACGGTTACTAACTTTAGTTCAACGGCAGCAACGTTTGATGATACAACACCATAGGAATGATTATAAATAGTAGAGAGAAATAGATATGGCAAAATTTACAATTAATACAGGTTTAAGTCCAAATGACGGTTTAGGTGATAACCTACGTACCGGTGCAGTTGGTATAAACAATAACTTTAATGAATTATATAGTTCAGTAGGTAACGGAACCGTTTTAACACCTTACATTGATTTCGCTGATGATACTTCATCAACGTTAAGAAAAAATATTGGTGACGCTATAACAATTGAAGGTGGTCTAGGTATTGACACTCTGGTAACAGGTGGAAAATTTCAAATTAAAGTTAATGCTTCAGTATTGACAGCAACAGCTTCTGCTACATTAACTAATAAGTCAATATCTCTAACTAACAATACAATCACAGGTACATTAACAGAATTTAATACAGCAATATCTGGAACAGACTTTGCTTCAACTGACCAATCACAAACTTTAACTAATAAGTCTATGAGTGGTGCAGACAACACATTTACAGCAATACCAAATACAGGTCTTGCAAATCCTGGAATTACAATTAGAGATAATACTTCTACAACAGATTTTGTAAATTTAGGAGAAACATTATCTATTTTAGGTACAGGTTCAGTATCAAGTGCAGTCACAGGTAATACGGTAACTCTAAACGTATCAAACTTATCTAACTCTGACTTATCAGGTAGTGCAGGTATCACAAATGCAAACTTAGCCAACTCTTCGGTAACAATTGGTAATAGTTCAGTTAATTTAGGTGGTACTTTAGCAAGTGCAGGTAATTTTAATTTAACAGGCACATCTTCACTTTCAGGTTCAGGTACCGTTGATACAACTGGTTCAGGTTCTAAAGTTAGAGGTAACTATTCTAATCAGGCTTCATTCCCTACAGCAACGACATACTCTGGTTTATTTGCTTTAGATGAAACACAATTAAAACCTTATGTTGCTACACAATCAGGTTATATTAATATCTTAACAGAGAATGATTCAGTATCAAGACACGCTGACGTATTTACAACTGGTATTGCAGATGGATATATTTTAAAATGGGTATCAGCAAATGGTCGTTTTGAAGCACAAGCAAATTCAGGTGGTGGTTCATCATTAACGGTTGCAGATGAAGGTGGTGATTTATCAACTGCTGCTACTAAATTAGATTTCGTAGGTTCTGGTGTAACCGCTTCAGGAACAGGTGCAACAAAAACAATTACTATATCAGGTGGTGCAGGTGCATTAAACGATTTATCAGATGTAGTAAATAGTTCGCCAACAGCAGGTATGTCATTAGTTTATAATGGTACAAATTGGGTACAAGCAACAACACCAGTTTCACAATTACTAGTCACAGCAAATGGTTCAAGTGCATACTTATTTACAGGTGCAGGTTTCCCTTCAACTTCAGGTGATAATCCAGCATTACACTTGAAAAAAGGTCAAACTTACTATTTTATTAATAACTCTGGTGGTTCACACCCATTTAGAATACAATCAACAACAGGTACAGGTGGTACAGCGTATAATACAGGAGTTACCAATAATGCAGGCTCTTCAGGAGCAATCATATTTCACGTATCTATGGATACTCCAGCAACTCTTTATTACCAATGTACAGCCCACGGTTCAATGAACGGAACAATTAATATAACATAGTGAAAAGTATTATAAATATTGATTAAGGAAAAGAAAATATGCCAGCAATTATAACAAATAAGTTTAGAATTCACAACTCCGAGCAGTTTAAAGAGTCTTTCTCTGAAGCTGCAGGTAATAATTACTATCTTGGTATTGGTAGACCATCACCATTCAATACTGCTACTAGAGCAGATGGTCGTACAGATAACCTAGGTACAGATGTAATACCATTAACTCCAGCAGATAACAATAATACTATGTCAATATCATATGACGATTTATTGGCGGCTAAAAGAATTTCAAGCACAGACATTGCTTTCGTAGCACCTAGAAGAAACTGGACAACTGGTACAACATACGATATTTACAGACACGATTACGGAGATAGAATTACTGGCACAACTACTCAACAATCGGCAAATAGTGGTGTTTTCAATTTATTTGACACAAATTTTTATGCTATGAATTCATCAAGAAATGTTTACAAATGTTTAGATAATAATAATAACACAGCTTCAACGGTAGAACCAACAGGCACAAATGCTTCAACTATTCTATCTACTGCTGATGGTTATAAGTGGAAATATATGTACACACTTTCTGCTTCTGAACAATCAAATTTCTTATCAACTGACTTTATGGCAGTATCTACAAATAGTTCAGTATCATCAAATGCTGTTGATGGTGCAATTGATATTGTAAAAATTAAAACTGCTGGTTCAGGTGGTGCAGACGGAACACATACTGGTATCGCAATCAAAGGCGATGGTACTGGTGGTGTAGTTTCTGTTGTTGTAACCTCTGGTGCTGTAACCGCTGTAAACGTTACCAGCGCAGGTACAGGCTACACATTCGGAACAATTTCAAATGCTCAAATAGTTTCAGCAGGTGCAACTAACCTTGTTGGTGCAGAATTAGATGTAATTATTCCACCAAAAGGCGGACACGGATTTAACGCAGTTCAAGAATTAGGTGCTTTCTTTGTTATGACAAACGTAAGTTTAGAAGGTACAGAATCAGCTAACTCTGGTGACGTTTCAGTTGCCAATGACTTTAGAAGAGTATGCTTAATTAGAGACCCACAATCAGGTGGTTCAGCTGCTTCAGCTGTAACCTTGAGAGCTACTAAAGCAGTTCAATTAACTGGTGTTTCAGGTTCTTTTAACGTTGACGAAAAAATTACTCAAGCTTCAACAGGTGCCGTAGGTATTGTTGTAGAATGGGATTCAACTAATTCATTATTATATTATGTTCAAACAAGACATAATGATGAAGGCGTTGACGCAAATGGAAACCAAACAGCGTTTAGTGGTACAAATGTAATTACAGGTGCTGGAGGTGCTTCAGGTACTCCTGTTAGTACAAGTGGTACCGTAAACAATGTTGTAATTGCAAGCGGATATTCTGTGCCAGAAATTGACCACGATTCAGGTGATGTGTTGTATGTAGAAAACAGAGCACCAATAACGAGAGCGGCAGACCAGACAGAGAATATCAAGTTGATAATAGAATTTTAAGGGGAATTATAGACTATGCCAAGTCCAACTGATTTTAACCTTTCGCCCTATTATGATGATTTTGCTGAAAATAAGAAGTTTCATAGAATACTTTTTAGACCAGCATTTGCCGTACAAGCGAGAGAGTTAACACAATCACAAACTATTTTACAAAACCAAATAGAAAGGGTTTCTGACCATCTATTTGAAAAAGGTGCTATGGTCATTCCAGGTGAAATTGGTTATGACTTAAATTACTATTCAATAAAATTAACTTCATTTACAGATTCACAAGCAGTTGGCGTTACCTTAACAGACTTTGTTGGTTTAGAGTTAACAGGTGCTACTTCAGGCGTAAAAGCAAAAGTAATTAATCAAACAGCTACAGATGGTACTGACCCAAATACTTTATATGTAAAATACGTTGATTCAGGAACAAATAGTACATCCGATAAGTTTACTGCTGGAGAAACTATTTCAGTTTCAACAACTTTACAAGGACAAGTAACCACGGTATCTGCCGTAATAGATAGTTGTTTTACAGGTTCAGCCGCATATGTAGGTGCTGGTGTTTATTACATAAATGGTTTTCACGTTAATGTAATTGAACAAACTTTAATACTAGACAAATATTCAAACACACCATCATATAGAATTGGTTTACAAGTTGCAGAATCTTTTGTGACACCTAATGAAGACCCAAGTCTAAATGATAATGCTCAAGGAGTTTCAAATACAAATGCTCCTGGTTCACACAGATTTAAAATAGATTTAACACTTAAAAAATTAGCATTAGCTTCTGCTGAAGATAATAACTTTGTAGAATTATTAAGACTAAAATCTGGTATTATACAAAACCAAGTTAGAACAACAGAGTATGCAGTATTAGAAGATACGTTAGCTAGAAGAACATATGACGAATCTGGTGATTATGCAGTAAGAGACTTTGAATTAGAAGTTAGAGAACATTTAAAAAATGGAAATAACAGAGGTATATTTACATCAGCTAATGACGGTTTAGAAACTAAACTAGCATTAGGTTTATCTCCAGGAAAAGCATACGTAAAAGGTTATGAAATTGAAACTCTTACAACAACTTATGTTGACGCAGATAAAGCAAGAGACTTTGATACAGAAAATAATTTTAGTACAAAATTTGACCTAGGTAATTTTGTATATGTAAATAATGTGTTTGGTTCGCCAGATGTAGGTTTTGTATCAGGTTCTACTGAAGCTTTTAAAGGAGTTAATTTATACAAATTAGCAACAGCAAGTGGTAATAGAGGAACAGAAAGAAACGGATTACTTTCAAGTTTAAATACAATTGGTCGTGCTAAGTCAAGAGGTTTTGAATACGTAACCGGTTCGCCTACTAATTTTACTTTCTCATCTAACGGAATTACAAATACAATATTCAAAAATTATCTTTTTGATATTGAAATGTTTACACATTTAAATATTACAACAGCACAAGCATTTACAACTGGTGAAAAAATAACTGGTGGTACAACTAACGCAACTGGTTTTGTACAATCAGTTTCAAATGTTGAGTCGGTATCAATTACTTCTGTTTCAGCTGCAAGTCCAGGTGTGGTAACGACTGCTTCAAATCACAATTTTAGAGAAGGCCAACAGGTAACAATTTCAAGTATAGGTGGTTGGGCAATAGATTCAACTGCTTCAGATTCAACTGCTAGAGTTTACACGGTTAGAAATCCTAGTGCAAACACTTTTGAGTTATATAGTACAAACGGCACAACTGCTGTTAACGTAACCACAGGTGGTACAGGTGGTACTGCTGAACACGGTTTAGTAGTTTTAACAAATGTTCAAGGTGCCTTTTCTGCTAACGAAACAATTACAGGTGGCACTTCATCTAACACAGCCGTTATTCAAGGTGACGCTGCTGGTTGGAAAGGTGCAAGACATTTTGAATTTTCAGCAGTAAAACAAATTGGTCAACCTGGTACACCAACTTACACAGCAGACACAGCTTTATCTGCTACATACGGAGAAAATGCAACCCTAACAGGTAATTTAAGTATTGCAAGTTCAGGTTCAGCAGTAATCGGTTCTGGTACTAGATTTACAACTGAATTAAAAGTTGGTGACTCAATAACTTTTGACAATACAACTGGTGCTTCTTTAACTAGAACGGTTGAAGCTATTTTATCAGACACTAGTTTAACATTAGGTGAGGCAATTACAGCTACAGCAGTATCTTCAGCTCTTGCAATTAGAAGAAGAGCTAAACTACAAGACGCTAATAAAAATGTTGCAATATTCCAAATGGGTTATGACGCAATCAAAACATTAAAAACAACTTCAAACTCTGGACTATCTGATACAAACTTTAAAGTAAGAAGACAATTCTCTATTAGTTTATCTTCAGGTACAGGACAAATTTCAGCAGGTAATAATGAAACGTTTACAAGTTTATCTGAAGGAGATTATATTGTTTCTATTATTAATGCAAACTCAGCTTCTCTTGGTGCAACAGGTAATATTTTAAGTTTAACTGGTAACAATGGTAACGGCAACCCAATCTTTACTTTATCAGGTTCGCCAACAGGTAAAACTTTAGACTTTGATTTTGGTACAGCATATGCTGACGCAGATTTAAAAATTATTGCTACGGTTAATCGTTCAATAGCAAATTCAAAAACAAAAACATTACAAAACAATTCTACTAAACAAGCTAATAATCAATCAGAAATACAAAGTGGTATAATCTCACTTGGTAAAGCAGATATTCTAAATTTAGATTCTATTAAGATGTCTGCTGACTTTAGTACAGACGCAGTATCAGGAGATACAGATGTTACCAACAGGTTTGAGTTAGACAATGGTCAAAGAGATAACTTCTATGACGTAGGAAGAATAAAACTAAAACCAGGTGCATTGGCACCAACTGGAAGACTATTAATTACGTTTGATTACTTTACACACGGTTCTGGAGATTATTTTGATGTTGACTCTTATTCAGGTGTTGTTGAATATGAAAATATTCCAAGTTATGTATCAGATACATCAGGTAAAGAATATCAATTAAGAGATTCATTAGACTTTAGACCTAGAGTAAATGACGCTTCAACAATTAATTCAGGTAACCAAGATAGAAGTTATACAGGCGCTTCATTAGACGTTGTAAAATTTGGCGAAGATGTAACCGCTGACTTTGAATATTACCTATCAAGAATAGATAAAGTATTTTTAGATAAAGACGGTTCATTTAAAATTGTTAAGGGTGCTTCTTCATTAGAGCCACAGGTTCCAAAAGGTTTAGATAGTGGTATGCATTTATACACACTATTGTTATCGCCTTATACTTTAACACCAGAAAGTGTTGAGATTGAAAGACAAGATAACAGACGATATACAATGAGAGACATTGGTAAACTAGAACAAAGAATTGAAAATGTTGAATACTACACTCAACTATCTTTACTAGAACAAAATGCTCAATCATTACAAATTCAAGACGCAGATGGTTTTGATAGATTTAAAAACGGATTTGTTGTAGATAACTTTACTGGCCACGGTATCGGTGATGTAGGTAATTTAGATTACAAATGTTCTATGGATATGTCAAATGGCCAAGTAAGACCTACATTTAAGGAAGACGCAATTCAATTAAGAGAAACAGATGATAAAGGTTTCTCTGATGGTTCATTTATTACTGAACAAGATAGAGTATCTTCAAATTATCAAAAGACAGGTGATATTATTACATTGCCTTATACAGAAACAACACTTGTTGACCAACCTTTTGCAAGTAAATTTATTAACGTAAACCCATTCAACGTATTTACTTGGATAGGTTCAATTGACCTTGACCCACCAGGAGATGAGTGGAAAGAAACAGAAAGAGCTCCAGATTTATTAGTTAACCAAAATGGCGCCTTTGATACAATGGTACAAAATTTAGGTAATCCTAATCTTGCTCAAGTAGAAATGGGAACGGTTTGGAATGAATGGCAAGATATGTGGGCAGGACAACCAGTAGAGGGTGCTAGAAGAAATATTGGTGGTCAAATTAGAGAACAAGCATTTGTTAGAGGTGCTCCAAGAAGAGTATTACAAAGACAAGAGATTACAACTATACAACAAGTTAATCAAACTAGAACAGGTATTAGAAGTGTTTTAGTTCCTCAAGTTGTTAGAAATTCATTAGGTGATAGAGTTATTAACGTTGCATTTATTCCTTTCATTAGAAGTAGAACGGTTAACTTTACAGGAAAAAGATTTAAACCTAATACAAGATTATACGGTTTCTTTGATGACCAAGACGTTAATCAATACATCACTCCTACAGGTGGTGCATTAGGTGGAAATATTATTTCAAATGCTCAAGGTGAAGTATCAGGTACTTTTGCAATACCTGACCCAACGGTAGATTCAAATCCTAGATGGCGTACAGGTACTAGAGTATTCAGATTAACAGCTTCATCAACAGATGATAGAAATTCACAAATAGCTACAGCAGGTGAAGTAGATTACACAGCAAGAGGTACTTTAGATACGGTACAAGAAACTATTGTATCTACTAGAGAGCCAAGACTTGTTAGAACAAACGTAAATGAAACTAGAAACATTGCAAGAACATCAACACGAACAACTACAACACAGGTAGGTTGGTGGGATCCTCTTGCTCAAACATTCTTGGTTGATGACCCAGGAGGAGTTTTTATAACATCACTTGATTGTTTCTTCCAATCTAAAGACGCTAATGTTCCTATAACATTGCAAATTAGAGAAGTAGTAAATGGTTATCCTTCAACTACAATATTACCTTTTGGTGAAGTAACCTTAAATCCTAGTTCAGTAAATACAAGTGCTGATAGTTCAGTTGCTACAACGTTTACTTTTCCTAGTCCAATTTATATTCAAGAAAATGTTGAATACTCTTTTGTACTATTGGCTAACTCGCAAGATTACAA